CCTCATAGTCATCAGGCGACATTGCCTCAAATACCCAACAGTACATAGCATCAGAGGCATCTGATAGCTCATAGGGGCCAAACCAAACACGGTTTTCAAAGTCTGATAACGGCTTAATCATCAAATCTTGATCGAATGAGTCGGGACTGGCGTACTCCTGAACAACTCGGCAACCTGATAACCCTGTTGCAATAGATCGGCGTGACACACCATTGAACACTGCAACCGCGTTACTTATGTTCTGTATGTTGCGTATTAATCCATCATAGATGACGGCTGTGTCTTTGGACGCCTGGCCATCAGCGGGCTTAACCTTAACGGCAAACTCTTGTTCTTCAATCTGCGAGGCTATCGAGTCGACAATAGGGTTGCACTTATCAAGCGTGTATTTAGGCATATTGATATCAGGCAAGTAACCAGCTTCCCACTGACCATCTCTAGCCGTTAGGAAGGCGTTAGTTTCCCGCACTTGATCCCGCATATCTGCATCAGCGTCTTGCGCCTTAGAAAGCATCTGCAAGACTTTTCCGTGATCTTCAAAATTTACCATAATTCATCAAACTCTAGTGTTGGCTTATCAATTACCGTTAAAGGGTTTGCAAAGCACATAACTATGGCATCAGCTAAGTTGGGCGACTTAACGCCCCGCTTTGCCATATCAGGTTTAGACTCTAGCTGTATTTTACTATTGTTCGTGCGCTTCCTTAACACCCTAGACAGCTCGCTTTTAATCTGCTTTAACTCTGGGATGGACGAATCAAGACTAATCAAATCATCAGGGTCGGAATATTTACCACCAACAACCGCGTCATAAGTTTTGCGAAATCTGTCAGCCAATAACCAGTAATACTGCGCTCGCTTGTTTTTAAATGTATCTTTGTTGCTGCGATTATCTTCATATTTGGCCAATGGGTTATCAACAGATGCGCCGCCATGATAGGCAGTTATAACCATGTTACCCATTGCCCGCTTATCCAACCCCACTTTTACAGCAGCACCCAAACCATCGGCATCAAATACAATATGGTCAGCTCTCCAGTCATCGGCACTATCAAACGCTCTGGGTATCGCGCTGGTAATATCACCACTCGTCCAACTCTCGGCCTTCTCTACCAATGAGCCATGTCTAAAGGCAATGGCTTTAGCATCGCTGCCAGCGTCAGCAGGGTCAAACCCTAAGCTCTTGACGCCCATAACTTCCCAGCCTAGCTTCTTGTGGGCATCTATAGCCGCATCAATCCACTTTGGTTGTATGATAACGTCATCTAAATCGCGCCTTGGCTGCCCATCCCAGATGTGACACCACAAGTCGTAATTGTCACTCTTCATCTTCTCAGATGCTTTTAAAAGGCTCTCTGGTGCCCAGGGATTATCTTCTAGACCAACTTTGCAAACGTATAGGTCATCGTCCTCATAAAAGCCGGTGCGATTAATCTCATCTATGTAAGGGAGTATATATTTAGAATAAACCGCCCCATCTTCACGCGCTGGGTTTAAGCTATACCACAACTCAGAACCCGCTTTACGAATAGTAGGCTCTAGCACCTCTATTGATTCAGCCGTGATAGTCTCTGCCTCTTCTACCCAAGCTACATCGAAATCATATTTTGATTTAATGCTGCTTAGGTTTCTAGCTAACTGACCATATTTAAACCCCGAACCATTAGGGCCATCAATCCTGTTAGCCAACTCCTCAAACCCTGTGAAGCCATCAGTTGAAATAATGCCCTTAATAGCCGCGTGCACAGAATCGTCAATAGAGTTCATAAACTCACGCAAACACAAGAACCTCTTATGCTCACTCTTTGCCAGTATCAAGCCTGCCCTGATGATACTCTCAGTTTTAGCGCCACCACGACCACCAAAATAAACCTTGATACGCTTTGGCTTGAATAGCGGCTGGAATTTATCAGGTAGTTTTATTTTCAACTGTTACAAACTCCACTGTTAGCACTTGATCTATACCAACATCACCGCCACCCTCGCCTGTTAGCTCCATAGCTTTAAGGTCTGGCAGGTACTTATTAATCAACTTCAGGTGTATGTCAGCAGCATGTTTTTTAGTTGTAATCTCAGAGGCTTCCATGCTCGCACCCTGCTCTCGAAATTCCTTCGCTATATCAACCACATGCTGAACATGGCCCTGAGCCTTTAATTGATCTCTAAGAGCCTCTTGACGAACCTTTCTATTCTTAGCCGCCGCTGTTGCCGCCATAACCTTACTCCTTCTCTAACACTCGTTTAAGGCCCGTGTGGCCGTTATGTTATATTATAACAATTAGTCGATACTTGAGATTGTAAGCACCGCATCTGTCGTACCACTAATACTTGCAACCTGTATTGCTGGGCCTGAACCAATGTTATTAAACGTACCGCAATCAAAGCGCAAAGCGAATGATTCAGTAAACGCCGCAGGGTCGCCGCTTGGTAAATCCTGTACAAAAAAAACGCCTTTCTCCAGGTAGCCAACACTGACAGTTGCACCGCCAAACTCGCCCGTACAGCGAACATTGATTTTGCCTGTCTTTTCTGCCTGTCCGTTAAGTATTAGGTAATCACCATCCTCGATGATTCCATCGCCACTCTCACCAACTGATGTAGTCACTTTGCTAATGTTTACGGTCATAATCTTACCCTTGTTTAATCATAATTAAATTTTATCATGTGCAGCACATACAGAGCCAGTTTAGGGGTCTGTAGGCGGCGCAATAATAGAGGCGTAGGCGCATATCAAATCTGCCTGAGTCCGCGTCACCTCTACCGCCCCCATGTAGCCTCCATCTCCAATCTCGCTGTGCAGATAATCGTATAACTCCTGCCCTGTCCATTCGTAATTCGTCAGGTCTCTGTAGTCATACTGCGTATCAACCAGCTCTCTAAGCGTACCAGTAAAGAAAGCGTGGCCGTCTTCACCTACTCGCCTGTAGTAAGGATGCCTGCTAAATAACGGCCCGAAAACCTCTTTGTCGCAGTCTTTGTGCAAAAACGTCCTGTAACTCACTATAGTATCCTCGCGCAATTCTTCTATGGGGTATCGCTGACAATATCAGCGGCCGTCATATTATTCATTATAAAGATGGTGTTAGCTTCAGTGCCAACATCAAACAAGTACGGGAATGAATCGCCGTCCCCCATTCTCCACCAGTGCGCAGGCGCTTGTGATAGGTTAATTAAATCGTGAGGATTGCCGTTATTGTATATTAGCGAGGCATTAGAACTTTGATCGCTGTCCCATACAGCAAGTTCATCTATCTTGCAATTATTCCTAAGAGTTTGACCGTTGTTATATTTACCTATATTAAAATTCTGACCAAGAACTGAGCCGGTATAACCGAAGTTGTTGTTCGAGTTTGTATTAGACGATGTTATATCAACACCATCGATAAAGAACCTAAATCGGCCATAGTAGCTAGACATAGACCCACTGCTAGAGCCAGTGGTGCCTCCATCGTAACTAACAAATACATGATGCCATTGGCCAACAACAATACTATTGTTTTGAGTTACAAAATTAAGCCTATTGTTGCTAGTTCCATAACGCATTTCGAGCCTTTTCGCATTGCTTTGACCGTTATACTTTATCTGGAAGTGGCCGCCATTAGCTACATCTTGCCCGCCATAGTAAATTATTGTCTGGGAGGCATTGGAGGCGGTTCCCGCTTTAAACCAAAGAGCAACTGACCATGCATCGGAGCTTCCAGAGCCATTAGCCGACCTGCCAAGCACATTCTGTAGAATGCCTGCGTTTGATGAAAGGAAGTCATTGTTGTTAAACTGCACACTTTTTGTATTAGCAAAAGGGGGAGAGCCTACACTTACCTCCAGAACTTGACTATCTTCGCCGTTGTAGTTAATCGCCTTTACAGGGACTGCGTACTCTCCAGCAGCCAGACCTGAGCCGCCTATAATCTTCCTTACGTTACCGTCAACTGTAGTTACACCTGGTACGTTTGATAAGTCCCACTCATAGCCTACGCCATAGTCAGCGGTTAACTCATAGTTAAGTGTCTCACCTTCAGTCAAAGAAACGCCCAGATTGCTTGTTATACTTGGCAAGTCATTAGTAATAGTACCATTGGCCGAAAATTCAGTATTAAGGGCGTCAACAGTACCCTGTGCGGTTAACCCATATTGATTAGCTGAATCATCAACAAACTCTGAAAATGGCTCGTTCGAAACAATCTCAATTGATCTCGCTAGATCAATAATAGAAACACTATCGTCTGCATTCTTTATAGCTTGTAGTGAGTTTGGAAATTGAGCGCCATTGTCGTCTTCAATAAATATGCTCTTGGCGGCATCATCCCTATATAATTTAATCATTCTTATCTCCGCACTATGCCGATAGATGAGCCAGCGTTTACCACTGAGCCGTTAGAGGAAAGTTTAATTTGCAACTTTACAGGATTATCCTTTGTGTTTGTGTCGCCCATGTAAATCATTTGCGGCGTTAAGCTGAATCTATACGGCTGGCCACTTCCGCTGTCTAATCGTCCAATTATAGTCTCCAAAGTGTAAGACGCGCCACTTGCGCCAAGTTGATAGCGAAGGCTCAACAGCGCGTTATTTGTGTTTGGCGTCACCGTAAAGTCATTCCTAACAAAAGCATTATCACCAAGGGATAACTGGGAAAAATCAAACTCACCTGTGGCGGTGTCCATCAGGGAGGTTACACCCTCCGGCAAATAGGCTGTGTTTGTGAATGCCCCAGCACCATCATTAGTAATGGTCGTCCAAGTGTTAGTAGTCAAGGCAATAGGCGTAACCGATGTAGTAGCATCGTTATAGTCTACAATCCCTGCACCTTCCGGTATTTCATCAAGCATTGCCGACTTATCGAGCAATACCTGCATAAAGCTTGATGCAACCGTTGGAGTTACTGAGCCTGCAGGCCCGCCCGTCATGCTTGAATAGGCATCTACCGCGCCTGCCTGTGCTTCCTGTCGTTTTGTCATGTTCCCGCCTATGAGTACTCGTTGCTATATTCGTTGCTGTATGGGTTTGTGCTAGGGCTTGCGCCGCTTGCGTAATCGTAGCGTACATCAACTTTAATGTTAGTTATGTTGGCTACTGCGCCGCCAATGAATGCTCTCTTGAACCCCACTGCACCCTGTGACTCTAGATCAAAGCTAAACGTGCCGCTTTCAGTTATAGAAGCCGCAACACCTGAGAAATTGGGTATAACACTAAGATCAACCTGCCCAGATATTAGCTCACAATCACCTGTCACTGTGATAGGGCCGACAGGAGCAGTGATGCCCACCCCCGCCAATGCCGCACCTGTTTCATTAATAGTTATTGAGTCATCAGTGGGTGCTGTGGCGTTACCCGTGATAGTTTTTGTGCCGTCATACCACAAGTCTGCACCTAAGAAGCCGCTACCGTCCTGCTTCTCAGTTACTAGCAGGCGGTCGCTACCATCTACCTCGCCATTCTCAAATATTAGTGCTGAGTCTGGTATTTCTTTTACAGTAACCCCCTCAATAGTTCCAAGGATAGGAACACCGCTTGAGGTTGTTGCAAAGTAGCCTTTTGAGTCAATAGTTGCCTCTGTACTCAATATCCCGCTATAAGTCTGCTGGGCTGACACAGTAATATAAGTAATGGCTGTTAAAAACAACCTTACCGTGTTGTTAGTGTTGTTAAAGAAGTCAATTTGATAAGAAGTATTTGGTTGTACTGCGTCACGAAGATTGTCATCTCGCAGCAAAACCTGACTACCAACTGTCTCATCTACAGGGAAGCTAGGGCTTAATGTCCACAACTCAGGCCCAAGAGCTGTCCCATCAGCCAACTCATAAGGCAGGTTTTTATCTAGCGGGTAGACGTTATCAACTGTGTCAGTTGCTACCCTTGCGGAAACTAGGATGCCGTCATAGAAGTCTTGTTGCAACTCGCCCCTAACGCCGAAGCCAACATCATCAAGCAAGCCTGTCCAAGTTTGGGCTGTCTGAGCAACCTGAACACCATTCACATAGAAAGTAACATTTGTACCGTCTGCTGTGAGTTTTGCATGATTGATTTTCGCCAGGGTTACTGCTGTGGCCCCTTGAAGTGCGCTAGAGCCGTTACCGTAAACTACATCACTACCGTTTAATGCTAAATAGAAACTATCGCTAGAATGCCTGCCTACCAAATACTGCAAGCCTGAACTACCACCGCCATAAAACAAACATTCTATCGTTGCAGTGGTGGTCTGCCCGTAATCTGGCTCAATTCTACGCCA